AAAGAACCTTGTCTATGTGACAATTGTGACAAAGAAGAACTCACCCCCATTAGTATTATACTAAATACTGAGGATGAGTTCGACTTGGAGTTCTTGGCTGATTGCTAGTCTTGGGTCTCCTCCGATGTAATTGAGCCTTCGTCGGGGGAGACCTCATCTTCATCTCTGAATGGCTTATAGCCACCTATTCTGTTAATGAGTCTACGAACTGCACGACGAACTCTTTGTCTTGCTGCTTCATCAGTATTGAGTTGCATTGCTTTTGTAATGTCTGGATAGTCATATGATAGAACAAATCGAAGGTGTAAGATTGCCTTATCTTCGTCCGACACAAACTTATAGCCATTAGATATCTCAGCCAGCATGGTAACTAGATTACCACTTTCTGCTGAAACACTTGGTTTACTAGTCTTGGCTAGATTTAATTTCGGTACCACTTCATTGTCAATTCCCAATATAGCCGATGGAAGCAATGCTTCAACCATTTCAGGAGTGTAATAAAATAAGTCGCTAATGTCATAACCACCACTCTTCGCTTTCCATAGTTGACAATAATCTAGTGCTTGATTGCGTAGTGAACGATAGATGAGATTCTTTGCATCCTTAGTGCCTATCGCTTCCCACGTATCTAATTTGTTAGGATGAGTGAGGAACCACTCATAAAGTGCTTGCTTAATATCTGGCTGGTCAACCATCTCAAACTTACGCGCATATTCACGTGCAACATTAGAGATGAGGTACTCCCAGGGTTTAATACGCTCCCAATCCATTTCGATTAACCCCATTTGTAGCCCGCTACAATGAACGAGCCATCTTTCTGAATAGGTACCGATACTGGTGTTACCGTCTTGCCATCGACATAGAGCAGACCAAAGCCTTGTTGCCAGTTAAACAACCCACCCTTGATATATTTAGCCTTGCTATAATCCATAACATTGCCTGTCTCGAAACCATAAATAGTCTTGGTAACGATAGACCCACCTGATGTAGCATGAGATTGGCTGTATGGAACAATTGCTTGACGGTGTGTGTGACCACATACAACAGAGGTATTGGTACGCTTGGCTAGACCAAGCGCTGTCATGCCTGATGTTGAGTTCATTGAACCCTCATCACCATGCATAAGCAACCAATCGGGTGCTAACTCATATGGGTCTTCGTGATACTCAATGCCCAACTCATCCATACGAAAAAAATTCTGGATGTTTAGTTCTGGTAAACCTAGTAAACCTGGAGCGCGAAGCGATACTGTATTAAAGAGACGGTCTGTGTGATTAGACCGCGCCATGTGTGATACATTCATAGCCTCGAGGATACGACATGTCTCATCACGGTCACGACCAATGGAACCCTCAAACTCAAGGGATGTACCCCTAGACCATTTAGAAATAGTCTGCATGTCCATCTCGTCACCCACGGTTACGGTTTCTGTAGGCTTGAAAGACTTGATGAAGTCAATGATATTCTGAGTAGCACGTTTATCATTGAACGGTACTTGGAGGTCTGAAATACAGGCGATAACCTTCACTTCTTCTTCTTTCCTCGTACCTTATTCTCTTTGGCAACATTTGCACCATGAGTCATAGCATCTAGGTTAGACATCTTATCGTTAGCCTTGCCACCAACACGACCTTTATTATTCTTGTGGTCTACATCCTCGGACTTGGGCAACTTCTTACCTGTTGCTTTCTCAAACACATCTCTGGCAGCATTAGTAGAGGTTGTTGTAACTTTGCCATTCTTATCAGTTTTCTTGATAACCATGATAGGTCTACCACCGTTGGCTTTGCTGCCCTTATACGGACCATATTCTTTAGTTGCCATTACTCTCCCACTTCCTGTAGTAACCACTCCAAAACGGCTGGGTTATCCTTTAATACACTCAAGATGTGATACCCTACGATGTCACATACTTCTTCAACATTAAAACGAAGTCGTCCACTCATAACTGACTCATCAATAACAGCATGAGTAATCTCATGCATGAGAACGCGAGCCATTTTATCTTCTTGTAGATGCGGTTGAATCCTTATGGTGCTAGTTGCTTGAATTGTTTCACCCAAGGCATCCGCTTCGGTACCTTGTATGGGTAAATCATATTTAACTCTATACTTCTGTCCATTAATCTTGATTACTGTTGGCTTATTCACTGGGCCACAGCCCTCTCTGGACAAGCAATCCAATAATGCCATAGTTGGCTATGTCTTTGTATCCATCTTCAACTGGCTCATGTTTAGGCTCTGAGCCTGTATCAAAGAGGTTATTAAGACGGGCTAACTTGTCATAGAGACGCACTCTAAGACCGTTGTGTGGACCTCCAGGGGCACCTGAGATGTTCCTGGGACCGTAGTCATGGTGCTTGCTGAGTAGTAGCGCCTCAAGTTCAAGGAATACTGAGTGAACATCTTGCTCGAACGTGTCTGACATCATTCTCCCCCGTGCTCCATATTCTGAAATAGGCTATCTATCTCATCAGGTTCATTTTCTGCTAGGTATAAGATACCATAGACCTGCTCACATAGGTCACGTACATGCTCTGAATCCTCAGCAACTGCATGTATCTCTCGTAGTATTGTGCCCACTCGAATCTTCCAACCGCTAGGCAGAATGATACAAGGGTCAAACTCTTCTTCATTCTCAACCAAAAGATGGTCTGTGGCATCAAAGACATTGTTAAATATCTCACCACAGATAGGACACTTCTTTGACTTGCTCATTGGTCTAGTCCTGCTTTCTCTCTGAGGTAGTTGGCTCCGTACTGGATGTAACAGGAGTTGACGTCTTCGCCTTCTGGCAATTGCACGATTGTAACTGGGAGTTCCTTAGCAAGTCCACGAGCGAATTCAGTACCCGCTTGGTCTCCGTCAGCGAAGACATAGATTCGTTCAAAGTCAGCCAACAAGCGTGTGTAATGTTTCTTCCATGAGTTAGCACCAGGTACCCCAATACAAGGAATCCCAACACAGTGACTAAGAGTAATGGTATCAAGTTCACCTTCACACACCCCAATCCAATTAGTTGCTTTGTCTATATCTAACACGTTGTACATCTTAGTAACAGCACCAGTCATGCCCATATACTTAGGCTCAACTGCTGGGTTCAGCGCCCTAAAGCGCAAGTCCATGACGCCTGTCTTGGTTATGTAAGGTATTGCCAAGCGTCCTGCATACATCTCATGACCAATCTCAGGCTGTTCTACTACGCCTAATCGCGCCGTTCGCGCTACTTCCTTGGTTATCCCTCTGCTTGCTAGGTAGTCGTGAGCCAGATGAATACTTCCCGTGTAGTTCAACACGGCTTTCCCCAGTAATTCCTTCTGCGATAGTTGCTGCTTCACGAATACTTACTCCCTCTCTACTAGCAATAATTTGTAAACTGTTACCTTTTACGCCACATGTAAAGCAATTGAAGATGTTGTCTCTAAAGTTAACTCCCGCACTAGCGTGAGTATCATGATGGAATGGGCACTTGATGTTTCTCTGTCCTGTGCTATTGGGTACAACTCCGCCGTAGTGCTCAAGAATTGGTCCAATGGGAGGTAGGTCACTTAACAAGGATATCTCCCAACCTCATTACTACATAAGCATCTGCGATTGATTTGCCTCTAGCCTTAATCACCACCGCTGCGAGGATAGTATCACGCTGCATATCTCTAGCATCTGCATAGTGCTGTGCTTCTAATTGTGCTTCTCTCATCCACCCAGGTAGGTCAATTTTTCCCGTACCGCCTGGAGCCTTTGCTTCAAGGACTCCAATGCTACCGAAGAAGTCTCCTCTAATAACAACATCTCCTTCATCCTTTGCTCCTGTCCGCGCAAGTCTTTCAGCATCATAGCCCTGTGCTCTGGCAAAATCTTTGATGTCGGTTTCAAATGTTGCTCCTCTTGCTTTGTGACTTGCACGGGTTACCATGTTAAATCCTGCAGAAAAAAAATATAGCCAAAAGTAAAAGCATCATTTGATTTCTGCCGTCATTACTAAATCAGCAGCAATCTTTAAGCCTAGACGAATCTCATTGCTCGGTTCTACCTTAGCCTTATCAAGGATACGCTCACGTAGAATGCGACGCATCTTAATTTCTGTCTCAATAAAGGCTTGTTGAAAAGCCTCCATGTCTACAACTTTTGCTGTCTTTTTATTACTCATAGTATCTCCTAAGCATTCTCTGGTATGTCGTTGATATAGCAATACTCTGGGTTCCATGCCAACCAAGCCTGTACTCCTGTGCCATTGGCATCTGCCTTGCCATAGCGGTTCTTAACTACTGCTACCGCCATAGAATTGCCTACCGTACCAAGGGTACAGATAAGCGCTGGCAGTTGGCTGACTTTGCCCTGAATAGCAGAGCGAGGCTGGCATGGTGTACCCATGACTCCCTCTGATGTGTGGTGCAAGACCACAATTGCTGCATTTGTCTGTCGTGCTAGGTACTTCAACTCTTTCATGATTGCTCTCATAGATGCAAACTCTTCGCCACCATCAGTGGCAACATCCATTAGGTTATCCACAATGATTAGAGTAGGTGGGCAACCCCACAACTCTTCAAAGGCTTGTACTTCTTCATCAATATCCTCAAGCGTCGGGCTTGATTCAAACGACCAGACAATATGACTGCCCTTTGCAAGGACTGCCTTTGTCCAACCAATATCGACACCCAACTTTCCTTCTACTTCACCTTGACTCTTGCCAGATATCATAGACGCTAAGCGTACTGCCATTGTGTGTGCGTTTGTATCAGCAGAGATATAAAGTGTTGGTACATTACTCTTAAGTGCTAGAGCCAAAGATAGCATTGACTTGCCTGCGCCAGGCGCAGCAGCAAACAATGATACCTCAGCCCTGCGTATTACAATTTGATTACTATCAAAAGCCTTAAAGCAACTAGGTAGGGGTTCTCCACCCATCGTACCACGCCCAACTGAACGAACTAATGTACGCATGGTAACCCCTCTCTAGTTTAGAATGGAAACTTCTCTTGCTCTAGTTCGCTGGTCGGCACTGGTCTGGACCCTGTGGCAGTGGACATACCCACATGCTGTAAGGTTGACCCGTCTTTGCCGATACTCCCGACTTGTGCTTCCGTGGTCCGTGGATACACGTTGGTCCCGTACCTGACGGAGGACCCGCCTGGGTTGGAGGCGAGGAGTATGTTGGCGTTGTGCTTGACGTGGAACTCGATGTCGATAAAGGGAGGGTGGCAAACGCACCTGCTAACTTCCCCTGTACTGCAGCAATCTGTGTAGCATAATCACCAACAGATTCTAAGTTTACACTTAATTCATCTGCCGTATTAGCCCTGATGTTAATCAAGTCACCTGTTGGTAACTTATAACTAACTTGTAGTTTCCATTCTTCGCTCATTGCTGGTCTGCCTTTCTAGAGGTGAATTGACATATCTTTGTAAAACCACACATGTTGCAACTTTCTGCATTAGGTAAGAATATACCAGCCTTACGGCTTTTGTCAAATGTTTGCACTAGGTACTCTAACTTCTCAAGAGTATACCAGGACAAGTCGACCATTGTTCCTGTACCAGACTTACGGGACATATAGTATGTTCCCCACTTGACCTCTATCCCGAAGGTCTGTTCTATCCCTACCTTGTAGAAGCCCAGTTGTAGGGCACTGGCTGGCTCCTGCTGGCTCGTCTTGAGGTCAACAATAACCAACTGACCATCAACCTCAAACACACGGTCAATAGCCATCTTAACTGTGACGCCCGCTATTACGGGATTGAGCATCAACTCTATGCCTGGGTTGCCATCTGGGGCTGTCCAGATTTTCCATTGGGGATTGTTCTGTCGCCATTGCATATAATCATTAACCCACTCAGGACCTTGTTCATGCCAGACTGCGACATCTTCCTTGTTGGGTCTAGCCTTGGTTGCTCGACCACCTGTACGGGCGTTAGTTAAATCCTTGTCGCCAACACAAACTTTCCAAGCCTCAGCCCATAGGGCTAGGGCACTCATAGGGTTGCTCTATCGAAATTCTCACATGCTAAATGGAAAGCCGACCCACCTGTTAGCCAAACCGAAGGTTCTTCCTCCAGTTGGAGCAACCTGCCTAGGTAATACTGCCACCCACACAGGAGGTACGTGTTGATTGCTGAGTATGATACGTGTTCGGGGAGGGTGTAACCCTCAATTGTTATCGTCATAAATGTAAGTGTAGCAGACAACCCTTAAGGTTGTCCATTGTTTAAACATTTGACAAGTACTTAGGTTGTTGCTATACTTGTCTTTATAAGCATTTAGATGTATATACGAAAGCCTTTAAGGGCTTTCGCTATAATATATATTATATCATATAATATAAATATTAGCCAGTACTATGTCAGAAATGACAAATAACCCCCAACTCTAGCGCAAGGCTAAAGAAGGGGGTTAAGTGTTAGTTAAGGGTTAGACTGTTGGAGCAACCTTAGTAACTTCGGTTGCTACCTGTGTTGCTACTACATCAACAACAAGCCCAAATGCTGGGTCTTGCTTATTGAAATAACGGCGCACAACTGGTAGGGCTGAGAGCCACAAGGAGTTAGCAACCAGTACCCACTCACCAAGACTAAAGTTCAAGGGTGAGAGATGGGTCACATTGGCAATAGCAAAGATTGCTGTAATGACCGCTACCGATAGGTGGCGACCATAGGACTCTAATAGGGCTTTATTGATTTTCATGGGTCTCCTAGGATAGGGCTTTAACCTGGGCAATGAATTTGTCCCAAGGGAAGTACTTGCCTGGGTCTGTATGACCACCAGCAATTTTTTTGCCAAGTGTGACATCCCAGTGACCAGCAATGCCTGCCTTGTTGGCAGCCACATCTAAAGGACTGAGTTTTACAATAGGAATATTAAACTGTTTACACAGTTCAGCAACTAACTTGGCTACCAAGGCTAACTCTGCTGTTGAATAAGCATCAGCCCATTGGGCTGGTGTCTGTGAGGCTACACCTGACATCTCGATTGAGATGCTGGATTGGTTCAATGCATAATCGTCAACAGCCCAAGCCGTATCTGAGGTTCTTACGCTCTGTTCTACCGTGGTAGCATCAGTCATAAAGTGAGCACTAGCCTTTGGAGCAGTCTTACCAGCAAACCATTGCCATACCTGCTTAGCACGTCCAGGGGTTTCAGGTGTTTCCATAGTGTGAAGGAAAATCTGTAGTGGCTTTTTGCCACCACGTCCTGGCGTATAATTTACAGCCTGCAAAAATGGGTATGTCATTATGTATCCTTTGGGAATGAATCGCGTGAGTTAGACCAGCGAAGTAATACAGGAATTCCTGCTGCAAGAAAGGAAGCAGCAAGAACATGTGAGTCAAGTATGTCTCGAATGTGTGTTGCTATTGTGATAGCAATGAAACTCTGCAACCAAAGGTTAATAACATTTAACGCTGAGTCATTTAAGGGAAACCATTTGGACATTAGTTTTTAGCCTTTGCCTTGATAACCTCTACATCAATCTTAATAGCCTGTTGAGTAGTTAATAGTTCCTCAACCTTGTTAATCAATCCAGTCTTTCCATCATTGTATAAAGCATATTCAATACGGCCTAACTTATCTTTAAGGTCCTCCGTATGTTTCATAATTGTGTGCTTGGCTATCATGGCTAGACCAGCCAGTAAGGCAACAATTACAAAGAAATAAGAATATACTATGGTTGCTAAATCGACATTCAAGGCGGTTCTCCCTATGTGTGTAAGTGGTGGATTAAATCTTGGTCAATACGCCTGCCGCATTTCTGTAATATGCATATCCCGATACCCCTAGTGTGAACGGAGCAGAGACCGAACTCTTAAGCGAGTATGGTGCTACGCCTTTGACATCATAAAAAGCAGGGGTAACGATATCTGGTAGGACGACATCAACCTTTGAAGTTGGGTCTGTGAATAGCAGGAAAGAACCAGCAACTGGGTCTGCTACTTCTTTGAGCCATGCTCTGCCCTTGCTATCAATTGTTGACATTACATTGATTGCTGGGTCGATGAGAGCCTCTGAAACTTCATGACAGATTACTGTGGCTAATCCGCTACGATAGCGAGCGCCATTAATAACCTTACCTTTGATAATGAAAGGCTTGCTGTATACACCGAAGGTTTTGTAGGATGCCTTGGGCGAGCAGAAAGCAACAGGCACACCATTTTCTAACTGGTGATATCCTAGTGCACCTTGCTTGCGTCCACGCTCAGTAATGTATACTTTCCAGTCAGTTGCAGTGGGAGCGTTACTAGTAATAGTAACAGGGGCTAGCCCCCATGCTTTTGTAACAAGACCAGTGTGGTAGGTCACAGCATTAACTAATGTTTGCATGTCCTGTGTGGATAGATTACTCTCGTTAACTAAGCATACTGTTGTCATGGTTTCCTTTAGTTAGATACTGCGGATGATTGCATAGACAACGCCACCAAAGCCAGAGAATCTGCGCTCAGGTGGGGTCATCCTTACAAAGGAAAGTGAATCAATTACACCTTGGATTGTTTCACCAGTTGTGAAGTCCTGATAAACAATAACATCACCTTGCGCTTCAATATCCTCTAGCGCCTGTAGGCGTTCAACTGCTCGACCTTCATAGCCTGTAGTCATATTGAATCTGTCACCCTCAAAATCGAAGTTAAGGAGTGGGACAGAGTAAGACCTTTGACGGCGTACTGCTGGCAGAGACTTAAGTTGATAACCATTAAAGGTTGTTGATGTTGTACCAGAGGGAGTTAGTGTAAATCTAAAAGCAATAGACTCTGCTGGTCCGAGGGAACCAGTAGTGATATCTTGGGTAATATCATAGGCTGGTGTGACTGTGAATAAATCAATCGCGGTGCCTGTAGCACTAACACTAGATATCTTAATGTTACCTGTGATAGGCAATTGCATACGTGGTTTAATAAGTTTAAAGTGCTTATCTTCAAGGGTAAGCATACGAATGTAACCAGTTTGGATATATCCTGATGCACATAGTGCAGTCGTAGACTGAATGTATACACCTTTACCAGCAATAGCCATCATCAGTCTATTGGAATGTCCAAAAACTGCTGCATCCATAGCACTATTTGTACTAGGAGCACGCAGATGGGTAGCATAGGCTACCTGATTAGTTGAGATTTCTTTACCTAAATCCAGTTTAACTAGACCAGAGGAAAAGGTACCATCACCATTGTCGATATAATTACTCACTGTGCAATAAGCATAGCGGTCGTTAAATGTAATGTAGTTCACATTGGCATCAGTGCCAGAAGGAGCCAGAGTAGTACCACTTCCAGGGTCATAGCCAGATGTCACAACAGTAAGTGGACCGTAGGTGATATAACCAGAGGATACAAATCCTGAGGTGTCAATCTGCCCTACACGCACACCTTTGTTAGTGCCAAAAACCATGTACTTGCCCACATAGGAGCCAAGACTCAGCACAATCTCTCCACGTGGGAGGTCTGCTGCTGTTACTGCCTTGCTTAATAGGGGTACTGCGCCTGTAATATCAAGTGAAAGACGAAATACTGTAGAAGAATCACCCGCCCAGCCTGATACATAAATAGCATTAGGACCTTCAACTACACCAGTCCAAACCCAAGAAGGGTTAGAGTGCGCATAGACAGGTAGGTTGTTGTTAACGTTAAGTGCAGCCGTACCAGTCATGCCTGTTGCATAAGCAACATCAGCATTGGTGTGCTGATAAGAGAATTGGTTTGCTGCAGTTACGGCAGTTACTTGATAGACGCCATTGTATGCTGCGCTAATGCTAGCCACAACAACCTGCGAACCGACACCAAGATTGTGTGATGTTGCGGTTGTTAAAGTTGCTACATTGTTTGCTAGGTAGCCAGCAACTACTGTATAAGATGTGACTGGTGTCACTTCAAAAAGGTAGTTATTGATACCCGCAATGAGGCGTTGTTTAACCCAGTTCATCTTGACGCTGGTAACAGTGCCAGTCATAACTGTTGGGTGTGTGAAGATAGATGCACCACTACCGCTAAGTGATAGTGGACCCTTGAAGATACCAACAGTGTCAGCAACATAATAATAAATACCATCATGGGCAATATCTTTAATTGCACCAGAACCACCCCAGGTTACTGTTGTTGATGTACCAGCAGCATTTACTCTGAAGACACTAGTGCCATCAGTAATAAGGGCATAATCAGTTCCAGCATCAGTGAAACCTTCAACATCAATTGTTGTAGAGGTTGATGCCTTGAGTAGAGTTACATCAGGGAGCAAATCAACGCGACCTGTGTTAAATACATCTACACCAGCGCTTTTATTGAAACGGTAAGGTACAGTCTCTCCTTGTACTGGCTCCTGAAAACGGATACCAGCACCATAATGAAATGAGGATTGGCTACGAAGCCACCAACCAGTGAGTGTTTGCTCGCCTGGTTCCTTTTGTTGGTCAATCTGCTGCTTACGGTACTGAGCAGTCTCCCTCTTATAGGGAAACTTATCAGAGATGCCGAAGAAGAAGGGAAGCCCTCCTAGGGCACAATCATAAGAGTTTGATTGATTAATAAAAGAAGTTCCGCCTGTTACTGTTACACCAGCAGGCACAACGGGCCGTTCAATTATGTGAGAGAACGAGTCAGTCAACGTAACCTCCTATATTAAGTTCAATGAGATTGTTTGTGGCATAAAATTATGAACAGTTTAGCCACTTGCTCAGGTGGTTATACAATTACAATTACGCTAGAAGTAACTTAGCCTCATCTGCACTGATGCCTAACTTAGCAAGCAGGGCATCTTTAGCCGTTGCTGCCGCAGCATCTGCTGCCTCTTTAGCAACGCGCTCTGCCTCAGCGTTAGCCGCATCCACAGCCATCTGAGCAATTTCTTCATCGGTTAAGTCAAACTCAACCTGTGCACCAGTAGCGCAATCTACGATTAACTTCTTTGGTCTATCTGACATTTTCTATCTCCTTAGTTTTAGACTGCATAACGAACAATAACAATACCCGACGCACCCGCGCCACCAGCGGAACCGTTGCCTCCACCACCGCCACCTCCGCCTGTATTGACGGTTGCAGCATTTCCAATTCCTGCTTTATTTCCTGCTGCGCCCCCGCCTGAGCCACCAGTACCAGAAGTACCTCCGCCTGGGCCACCAGAGTTAGATGCACCTCCACCACCACCTGCGTAGTATCCTGATGCGCCAGTTGCAGTTGCAGTTGCCCACGCAGAATATGTATTAACGCCGTTACCGCCACCACCTGCAACGTTTAATGTGTTGCCCGCTGTGCCAGCCGCACCCGCACCACCGCCACCACCGCCTGCAATTCCTCCGCCGCCATCGTATCCGCCAGCACCACCAGCATTACCCTGACCAGCGGGTGATGCTGCACTCGCAGTCGCAGTATAGGTACTACCACCACCTGAACCACCGTCGGCTCCCTTTGCAGGACCAGCCGAGAAACCACCACCACCACCGCCGCCTGTTGCCGTAACGCTCGAAAATACTGAGTTAGAACCTGATACACCGATAACTGTGGATGCACCGCCACCGCCACCTGCTCCGACAGTAACCGTAGCAGCAGTAGATACCCCCAAGGTTCCATTCAGTAATCCACCAGCACCACCTCCGCCACCCATTGAACCGCCACCACCACCACCACCTGCGACTACTAAATAGTCGCAACTTAATGTAGTTGCAGGAGTGAATGTTCCAGATGCAAGGAAGGCGTGATACCAGTAAGTTCCATCAGTTTCAATGATATCTCCACCAAGGGCTTTGGGAGCCTTGGTAGGAGTAGTACCAAGGGCTGATACGCCGTAAAGGGAGAAGGTTGAGTATTGGACAAAGAGTGTGCCGCCATCTGGATAAAGTTTGATGGAAGTGATTGCAGCAGTTCCAGTCCAAATACCTGCGAGAAGAACCAATCCAGCGGCAGTTGTATTATTCTCAAAAGTGGTGTCTGCGCTTACCGATTTTTGATTGGCAAGCAGATAATTGGGAACATAAACCTCTGTATTGCAGAAGGTAGATGCAGTAGCAGTTGAGCCAGGAATGTCATTGAGAAATATCCTTGCGTAAGGAGTGAGTGAGTCGCTGGTAGGTGTTCCAGAACCCACCCCATAAATTCTGCGTGTTGAGTAATTGTTAGCGGTATCAGCATTGAATTGTAGGTTCATTCCATCGCTAGCATTTACACGATTAGAGCGCACACTCACCTTCACAACCAAATCAGTGTACCCAGTCTGTGGGATGCTTGAGAAGGTAACGCTGGATGCGCCTGCTGCGCCGACTACAATCTTTTCTAGTAAAACATAATTAGCCGCCATATTAGTTACCTGCCTTAGTTGTCATAGTCTTACGCTGCCAAAATGCCATAGAGTGAGAAGGTTGAACCGATTGCAAAGTTGTAAGTTGCTGCCGACACAAGAATTGTTGTAATTGCAGCGGGTGTGGCGTTCCAACTGTTGATGCTAAGAGAAACATTGTTTGTTGCATCTGATTCTCTTGTGAGAATTGCTTTCTTGGTAGTCGTATTGGAGTAGTTGTTGAGGGAACATATCCATGTTTTTGCCACTGCTGTTGCGTAGGCAGTGTAGGAAAGATAGACGACTCCTTGAGTTGCCCCACTCGTTGATGTTGCAGTTGCGCCATTTCCAAGCAGGTGCACTCTCCCATAGTTGTTTGCAGTGTCACCATTCAGGGTGAGTGAACAAGAAGGAGTGCCAGTACCAGAACCAGGGAGGGCAATCACCAACACCAAATCCGTATAAGTTCCAGGAATAGACGAGAAGGTGTAGGAGGCAACAGCAGAGCCGAGGGTAGTTGTTGCGATAGGTGTGTAGGTATTTCCAGCAGCCATGTTATTTTACTCCGTAAAGTGCAAAGGAAGAATACTGCGCGATGACTTGGGCGCTAGTAATATCAATTTGAGTAATTGCTGCGGTACTCATCCAACTTGTCGAGACAAGTTCGATGTTACCAGTACCGTTGGCATCCACACCTAGAAGTGTTCTCGTTGTTTTATATTTATTTGTGTTTGCATAATCTAAAATATCCATGACCATTGCCGAGGGTTGGGTCTGTGAGATATATCCGATATACCCAGTCACTGCGACTCCTGATGACCAACCAGTGCTAGGGGTCGTACCATCTCCATATAAATAATGATAATCATAATTTGTTGTTGTCGCATCACTATTGAATTTGTAATACACATTGACAGCCGCCGCTACCTTTGGCGTAGCCCTAATCTGCAAGTGCGTATAAGTGCTAGGAATAGAACTGAAAGTGATGGTTGAACTTCCACCCGCACCGACTGCAACCGTAGCAATGGAGTCGTAGGCACCGCTAGGCGCAAAGAGATGGCCTGAGATTTGACTTGCCATAATTCCTAGCATCGGGGTCATGCTATGTCTCCGATTAGAGTGAAGGTGTTAGTTCCCGTGCAAACCAGAGTTGCTGTTGAGTACTGAGCGCGTAGTTTGGTACCAGTTCCAGTAAAGGTTGTTGTTCCATCACCTTGAACTGTTACCTGACCTGCTCCTAGTTGCTGCAAGTTAATCTGCTGACCTGTAGTAAAGACTCCGTTAGGGATAGTTACTGTGACGGCAGCGGCATTATTAAGAGTGACTAACTTGTTAACATCGCCAGATACTAGAGTGTATGTAGTACCAGTTTGGGCATTAAATGTCAGGTTAAGACTTACCGTAGGTAAGTTAGTAATAGTGTTGGCTGTATAGTCAATAGATTTGTTAGTTAAAGTCTGTGTATCTGTAGTGCCAACTACGGCACCAGTAACTCCGTGAACGCCTGTAGTACCAGCGATATGTGCCTGGCTTTCAGTCATATCACGGGCTGTAATAACATGGCGCACAACGGCACCTACTGCATGTGCTGCAGCAGTTGTTCCATTAACTCCACGTGTCACTGTCAAGGTTAATCCCGCAGCATTGGTTACATCTACAAGTTCCTCAAGGGCAGCACCAAAGTCTAGCGCTAGGCAATAAGGATAGGTTGCTGGAAATCCAGTAGTAGCGCTAACAGTAATACTTGTTACTGAACTTGAGGTTGTACTAGTAATCGTCGTATCCTGTGCGATAGCACTGTAATATCTATTGACCGCCATGAGAGTATCCTAACTATCTTGTAATATGAACGCGGGGTGGGAACTGCTCTTGCTGACGACGAACTTCTATCTGTAAGCGTTGCTGATACATCTGGTAGATATACCGTGATATATTGGCAGCAGAACCAATAGGGTTACCTGTAGCCATAGCATCTGATTCAGCAGTAGATGTAGGTACACGTCCTAAATCAAGATAGGCTGCAGTACGATATGCTGCACCAAGTACAATAACTTCACGTGCTGAATCAGGAAGTCCAGATGAAGTAAAATCATCTGTCTCATATTGTAGGACTGTAGGCTTCTTGGTGTAGGTAATCATAACTGTACGTCCTGGAACAATACCATCATTGATTGATAGCGTCTTGCCAGTGCCCCAGATTAGAGGATTAGCCATACGGTCTACACGATAGTGACGAACTGGGAGCCATTCTTTAGATGGTCCAATTGATTGCCATGAGATGCCCATCACATCAATTGCTTCTTGTGGCAACGCATAGGTTGTCCGTGATGCGATAAATGGGAAGGTTGTATAGTATGTACCAAACAGGTCGGGATAGATTGCGTCAATTGCCTGGTCCAGGTTACGAGCAATAACAGAGCGTGGGAATGAAGGAGCAATGGTTACCCGCGCTCCCGAGGCATGGCTTACTGCCACTGTATCTCTAAAGCCGCGCCCGTAAGGGGCAACAGTAGCGACGTTAGTAACCCTGTCAAAGGAGTCAACCCATAACAGTTCGCTATCAATCTCAACTAAGCCACGTGTAAGCACTGTGCCATCTTGCACCGTAAAGGCTAAGGCGCTGCTAGTTAAACTAGCAATCAGATAGGTTGCCTGGTCTTGACGGTTGGTATATCCCGCAAGGGATAGAGCCGTCTCATTGATTAAATCTGCATAAGTTGTCAAGATACAATCCTCCGCGCTGCTTCATCTTCGCCAAGTCCCATTGTCCCAGTAGCAAGCATGCTCAGAACTCCTGGTACATCTAAGAAGAGTTTATTGCCACCATTACGGTAGGAATATATTTCATTAAGAGCATCAATGCCTGCATTGAATTTCTTACCTGTCACATTCTTTGCCCAAATAATTGCAGCACCTTGCGTGTCATACTGGGGAACACCACCAACGATGGTTCCAGCCAAACGGTTGAGATGATATGTTGTTGTTAATCCGTCACCAATTGCCATTGTGTGCTCCCTTATAGATTCTTAGTTACTTAGTTCCGCCAACGCCATCATACTGACCATATGGGTCTTGTGGCTTTCCTGATAGTTGGTCGCCTGTCTTACCAATCATGTTGCTATCGCAACCGCATGATGCGCACATAGTTATTTCCCCTTTTTCTTGATGATGTCTCTTTCGCCTGATTTCTTTTCAGCCATTGCCTTCTTAGGTGATTCAGCCTTTTCATGCTTAGCCATTGCGGCCTTGGACTTGAATAGTTCTACTTTACCTTTAGCCATTTTGTACTCTTTTCTTTGTATATAGATTAAGCAATATCGCCAAAAACAATCCAAGAGTTAGCGGCGAGTTTCTTAGCAGTTGCACCCGAGTTAGCGACACGAAGTTTTGGGGTAGCACTTGTCGCACCCGTTGAGATAACTGTTGTTGTTCCTGGGGTGGTAGCACCGATTGTTGGCTGACCCGCACCTGTAATCCAGAAAACGTTAATCTCTGTGCCGATAGCAAAGTTGAATGTTGCATCCACTGGTATGTTGAACTGCTGAGTTGCTGCATTGTTCATGGAAAACATGCCACCTTCATCACCAGAGGCAAAGGTATATGCAGCAGTCTTAGCGGTGTAAGTAGATGCAACCTTGGGGTTATTTACTATTGGAGTAGTTAAGGTCTTATTTACTAGGGTATCAGTTGTTGCTAAGGCAACAAGAGTATCCGTTGAAGTAGGTAGGGTAAGGGTTCCTGTATTAACAATGCTAGATATAACAGGTGCAG